ACTTGGGTTTGGGTTTGGTTTTAAAATTGGTCCACGAGGTATTTCCGGATCTGCTAGAATTCCTGGATTTGGTAACATCTCCACAGCGATTAATAATGGATTGAAGACAGTAAATGCCAGAGGCATATTAAATAACGCAGTGGCACAAATTAGAAAATCATTTTAAGTGAGGTTAAATTATGGCATTACCGATTATATCTACTCCTGAATTTATTACAAAGATTCCATCTACAGGTGAGGAAATAAAGTATCGCCCGTTTTTGGTGAAAGAAGAAAAGATTCTTCTCATGGCAATGGAAGGTAATGATGCGACAGAGATTACAAACGCAACCTTAAAAATCCTTGAGTCTTGTATTCTGACTCCGATTGAGGTTCGTAAACTGCCGATGTTTGACATCGAGTATTTGTTCCTTCAGTTAAGAGGAAAGTCTGTTGGTGAAACAATTACGCTATACATGACTCATCCTGAAGGTGAATGTAAACACCGCACAGAAGTCGATGTAAAAATTGACGATATTAAAGTGCAGGGTGAAGTGAAAGAAAATAAAGTTATGTTGACTGATGATATTGGTGTGGTTCTAAGATACCCTTTGATCAGTGACGTTGCAACAACTAACAGTGAAGACGCTGAGACGTTGTTTAAAATTTTAGCGAATTGCATTGATTATGTGTTTGATGGAGAAAATGTATATAATGATTTTACCGCAGATGAAATTGACGAATGGTTGTCATCATTGAATCAGAATCAATTTGGGAAACTGGTAGAGTTCTTCCAGAATATTCCTAAGTTGAGTCATAAACTTGAATGGGATTGTACTGCTTGTGGTAAACATGAAGAAATAGTATTGGAGGGTCTTCAAAGTTTTTTTACCTGAGTTTAAGTCATGATTCACTAGCGAACATGTATCAGTTAAATTTTGCATTGATTCAACATCATAAATATAGTTTAACTGAACTCGAAAATATGATCCCATTTGAACGGGATATCTATGTGACGTTGTTAAAGAATTACCTTGAAGAACAAGAAGAAAAAGCAAAACAGAAAAAAGGGTAAAGTCACATGGCAGAAGAAGAAAACAAAGGGTTCCATCCTGCAGACACAAATGGGGATGGAGTGGTTTCTGAAGAAGAACGAGAAATGTATTTGGAGTTTAAACGTAAAGAACTTGAAGATAACGACGCACAAAGAGATGCTATTAGGAAGATGGCATGGTTCGCTTTGTTTGGGTTGTTGTTGTACCCACTGGGCATCTTCTTGACTTCAGCGTTTGGACTAGATACGGCAGCAAATCTAATTGCTGATATTGCTCCGACTTACTTTGCATCTATCGCAGTTTTGGTTTCAGCATTCTTTGGTGCTGATGCTTTAAACAAGAAAAAATAAGAGAATAAGAAATGGCGTTACCTGTAAATCCTGAGGCATTTGAAGATACAATCACTGACAACCGTCAAAGACTTCAGAAGTCTCTGCGCGCAGGTCAACTCAACATCGTGAAGTCGGTTCAAACATTAACTGAACTGACTTTGCGAAATTTCTTTGCATCTTCAGCAATTAATGAGAATCAAACTGATCGTGTTGTTTCTCAAATTGAAAAATTGCAAACATCTTTCAGCGAGTTCCCTGAAAGCATTAAAACTATTTCGTCTCAAACTAATAAAATATTTGAACGAGCATTTTCTAACTTTATTAATGATATCAAAGAACCATTAGAAGAAACTGTTGCTATTGCTAAAGATCAACTTGCAAGTGATGAAGAAGAAAAAAGAAATAAAGCAAGAAAAGAAAGAGGTGGAATTCTTGGTTTCTTAAAACAAGTTTTAGGTGTCGGTGCTGCAATCGGATTAATAACTCTTGCCATTGACAACTGGGAATCTATCGTTGCTGGGTTTGAAGCAATTAAACCATATCTGATCTCTTTTGGTGAGGGAGTATATGAAGTTGGTTCAGTTATACTACCATTTATCGTAGATAACTGGAAAGAGATTATCATTGGAATGCTCGCCATAAAAGCAACTATCTTAGCAATTCAAGGAACAAAGGCAGTCGTCAATGCAGTTAAAGTATTTAATACTTGGCGTATTGCAACAGTAACAGATTTTAAAGAGTCATCAAAAAGTCTAAAAGAACGCGCTGGAAATATGATGAAGTCAGTAAGAAGTTTTACTGCTGGTGTCATGATGCAAGCAAAACTTCTAGCAGACTCCGCTGTAGAGTTAGGAAAATCAGCAAAAAATAAAATTGTTGAGTATGCTAAAAAAGTTCGTGTAGCATTGTTAGCAGTTCAATCAACAGTGCTTACTCCAATGCTTGCAGCAATTACACCTGTCCTTGTTGCTGCCGCACCAGTCGTTGCCATCGCAGCAGGAATTGCTTTGGTATTTGTTTCATTAAATGAAGCACTAAAATCAGCAAAAGAAAAGTTTGAAGAAACTGGTTCAGTCTGGTTAGCGATTGAAGAAGGAATATCAGAATTTATTGGGATGATCATTGGATTCCCAATCAAACTTCTTGCTGATGGTGCAGCATGGGTCGCTCGCCAGTTAGGATTCGAAGAATTTGCGCAAAGTTTAACAGACTTCGATCCAGTTGCAGGAATCAAAGAAACATTTAGAACAATGATGCGATTTATCTATGATCCTGAGACTGGTAAAATTCTTGGTTTGGATTTCGATAATATCTTGCCAGACTTCTCAGAAATAGGTGATCAGATTATGAACGCATTACCAGAGATCAAAATTGATACTGAGAAACTTCAACAGATGCTTCCTGAAATTTCTTTTGATGCAGATAAGTTCAAGCAGTATATTCGTAATTTGCTCCCTGAAGTAGATAGTTTCATGTCTAAGTTGGTTCCTGATTCGGTATACGAATGGGCAGGAATTAATCCAGAAACAGGCGAAATGATCACTCAAGCAAAACCAACTGCCTCTGGTGGATTGACTGGAACAGAAGTAGATGTTCGCTCAGAAGCAGTTGCAACAAACAACAATACGGTTGCTCCAATTATTACAAATGCTCCAACCAATGTTCAAAACAATAATATGGTAAGTAACAAACCTGTTACTGTTGTTGCTGCATCACCATACAAGTCTAATCCATATCGTCCAGACAATAAAGGCGATTTATATCCAAGACACATGACGTACTGATAAAAAAGGGGGGAACTTAGTTCCCCCTGCGCTACAATGGCATATTAGTCGTTAGCAAGTTGCTCAAAGAATGACAAATCGTCATCATCGTCCTCGGCAGTTGATGCCACCTTTTTAGGTTCAGGAGCAGGTGCTTCCTTTGCTACTGGGGCAGGAGCAGTCTCCTCTTCAACATAAGCAGCGCGAGGTGCTGGAGCAATCTCACCGAGTGCCTTACCCAAACGTTGCTTCAGATCATCATACGACTTGAAGTTTTTAGGATCAACAAACTCTTGGATTGAGAACAGTGACTCATATACTGTTTCCAACTCATCATCGTCTCCGCCCAACAGAGGGGAAGGAGAATCGAATTCTGACTTATCGTAGTTACGATAACCTTCTACTTTACGAATCTTCAGTTTAAAGTCCGCACCTTCCCAGAAGTCAAATGGATTGACTGGTGTTTCATCATCAAACTCAGGATTCATGACGTCATTGAGTTTATCCCAAATCTTCTTACCATACTTGTACAAGAAGACCTTACCTTCGTTCTCAGGATTTGCTGGATCCTTAACAACATAGATGTTAGAGATATACGTCAAACGACGCTTTTGCTTACGAACGATTTCTTTGTCTGCCTCAATCCCTGAGTTCCAAAGTTCATTATTCTTTTGGCATGCTGGACATTCCCCACCAATCGATGTTGGACAGTTTTCAATGTACCAACCACCGTTGCCTTGGAAACCATGATTAAATGTACGAACATAAGGGAGATCTTCACCCTTTGGTTCTGGCATAAAACGAATAATGGCATAACCATTACCTGCTTTGTCTACTTGTGGTTGCCAGAAACGTTCGTCAGCACCACCCGAAGATTGACCACCTTCGTTTAGTTTTGCAGTTTCTTGGAGGAGTTTATCGAGAGACGCATTGCGTGACTTTTTGAGGGATGCAAATGAATTTGCCATATCTGTATATTCCTTGTATAGTTGTATAGATTGTATATAATCTGTATAGTTGTTTGTCCACATATTCATAATATATTCTCTTATATTACACCAATTAGGGGATGGTGTCAACCCTTTTTATTTATACGACAACAGAAAGTTTTGGTTTGTCCTTTTGAACCTTTGGTTCTGTGCCGTATGTGATGTAAGATAGATTGACTTCTAATTCCTTGACACGATCCTTGAGTTCTTGATTTTCCTTTTCAAGTTCTGAGATTTCGATTTGCAGTTCTGTTAAATCTTCGTGTGTCATGAGTATGTCTCCAATACAATTTGTTTTAATTTTTCATTGTCTGCATTAGTAAAGTGGTACAAGAAGGGGCGATAGTTATGTATGAGTTCAACAACCTCATTTAGTATCATATCTTCCTGCTTAGACCAATGTTTGGTAAAGGACACCAGTTCATCTAATATAACGAGAGTTTCTAGCGACACATTACCGCGTTGATAAAAGCGGAATAACATAGGATGCCTTCCATCTTTTATAACGAATAGATTATTAAATTTCTCCTCTTTATCGCTTATATAAGATAATTCTTCTTTGAAGTTGTAAGTGAGCGATTCGATACGTTTACGCCACTTCTTATATGAGATTTCTTGTGCGGGGGTGAGCAGTTCTCCTATCCATGTTTTACCTTCGACAGCATTCGCAACCAGATACTTGATAAAGTCGTCACGTTTGAATTTGCGAGATGCTTTCTCAAAAAAATATTTATCTTTCCTAATCTCGTAAGAGGAGGGTTTTACATTTACTTTTCCATTATATTTGAAAAAATCATAACCTTTTTGTTTGAAGTGATTACTCACTGCTAAGTAAGTTCTGTAACAATCAATTCCACTCATGCTTTCGCTCATATTGGTAGACGGGCAGGTTTCTCCAGAAAATTCAATTCTTGTGCTTCATAACGAATCTTTTCTTTAATCACACCGTTACAAAGTTTGGCAGCAATCTCTATCTCCATCTCATTTTTCTCACACCACCAAACGATGGCATCCATATAACTAACTCTTTTTTCTTTTACCACCTCTTCAATTATAATTGAAAACTTTTGAGTTGTCAATAAGTCTAGCATGACTCTTCTTCCATTATTTCTTTGAACCTAATCATATCCAATTTAGAATACTCCCTTTTTAACTTATCTTTGTCATAACCACAAGAATATCTTCCATCATAAAAGAACTTCTCATATTCTGGATCTTTAGAATCAACATAATGGAGATGTGCTTGAACATGCAACTCTCCATTATAAGGTTCTCTCCAATGTTCTACTTCCTGTCCTTTGTAAATTACAATATCTCCATTATTGAGTTGTATTGGATTATCTCCAATAAAAATGGTCCAAGGTTCTTCATTTTCTTCCATGGTGAATAGTGGAGCAGTGACGCTGTATTGACAAGATGGGCGATCTTTGTGTTTCACCAAGTACTGACCATTCTCATAGTAACGACAAAAAGAATATGTTGGGATAAGTTCTTTTCCAGTATATTCATTCATTTTTTCTGTCATTGTAATCAACAGAGATTCTACTAAAGGATCAGCATATTTTGATTTTGAGAATGGCAGAACAACGTCATTAGACATCAAGTTGCCAGCATTAATGTTGTAACTCTCATTAATGAAAAAGTTGAACGTGAAATAATATTTAAAGATGTCAAACATTTCTGCAGGAATAGCATTCCTGACTACCATGTATTTACTTTCTTCTAATAAATGGTTCATATAAAGTTTTATTAAGATTTGCCGATTATTCTATGATTATACCGTAAAAGGTTAGTCGTGTCAATTTTATATTTATAAATAGTAGCGCAAAAAAGAGGAGTTTTCCATGCGTTTAATAAATAGCGTAGGTGTTGTCCTCTTTATTATGTCTATATCTGCTTTCGGAGAGGTCACATACGATTCTTCGACCTATGTGAATACTGATAGCACCACCACAACTGACAGCACTGTAAACAGTACGAACACCAATAACAATACGAACACCAATAATACAACGGTGGATAGTACGTCTACGGTAACTAATACTACTAATAGTACCACAAACAATACAAACACGTCAACTAACACGAACAATAATACGAACGTGAATACCAACACGTCTACGATTAACTCAACTACTACCAACACAAATAATAATGTTCTGTCTGGTGGCACCAATAACACAAACACAAACGTAAACACTAACAATAACACAAGTGCGTCAACGATTGATCAAACCGTGGATCAGACTGTTAATTCAACATCAACAAACACTAACACTAACACTAATCAGAACACCAACA